AATTTAACAGGAGGATTAGAAAATGAATAATGAACAAAAAGAAGTGATTAAAGATATTTATAGCAGTTTGGAATCAGTAGCTAATAACAAATCAGAGGTATACATCCATGAATTTAAATGTGGTGAGAAAGAATGGACAGAGACAGTAAACCGTGAGCAACACTTACAAGCGATTATCGAGTGGACATTGCAACAAATAGAAAATAATTTTGAATTTGAAGAGGAGAATGAATAAGATGAATAAATTAACTAAACAGGAATACAAAAACATTGAAAATAAATTGAATTACGATCATATGGTAAATGGTAAAAAACGCACTAATAAAATAAACAAACTCTTACAAAGAGAACATGATAGAGATGCTTCAATTATTAAAAGTGAATACCCTAGACTAAGTGATAGTGAGATATCAGAAGTTATTGTGGATTATAGAACTTATAAGGAGCTTGTAATAGCAACAGAAACTTTTGTTGATTTCCCTATAAATTATGAGGATTCAAATGTATGTCAGTTCATTACTAAGGAAGATATTGAAGATCTGAAATCAGCAATTGAAGAAATGACAAGTTTCGTTGAAAATTTGGAGGAATTATAAATGAATTGGGAAATTAAAGATTTAATGTGTGACATTGAAGTGATAAAACAAAAAATTAATGATGTAGCTACCAAACATGCTTGGTTTGTTGAAGATAGATTTGTAAAAAATGAATTAGAAACAAAACGGGAACATATTAATTTTTCTGCTAGCTATTTAGAACATCGTATACAAAATGAACATACAGTTGAGTTATTACATGTGTACTTAAAAGAATTCAGTGAACTTATACAAAAATTTCATGAAATAGAAAAAGCGTCATCAGAGAACTTTGACGAGGAATCAGATGACGCAAAGAATTCAATAAAAGTAGCAGAGTAATTTAGAAATTACACATTCTTATTATAACATCTTTACTCTGTTGTTTCATTAGAGGTGCAAAAAATGAATGAAATTAAATTGAAATATGATACGCAAGTTTCGGTGGTACATTATGAAAGTTTAGACTCACGTTCATTTAAGAGCTTTTCAATGCCTAAATGGAGTAAGTTGGTTAATAAACTGTCTGTGCCTATAGAAGCAAATTATAAGTATGCACGTGGTGTTGCTGTATATGGTGATATTAAAGACAATACAAATGATCATGGTGAAATTATCAAAAAGCATCGAAACGATAAAAATGTCATATATAGAAATGTGATTGTACTTGATTACGATGAAATAAATGATTTAAAACAACTACATGACGCAATCAGCTCAGTTTTAAGCAGTGTTGCATGGTATTGGCACACATCGTTTAGCCATACAACTGAACAAGCTAGAATACGCTTGTATATCCCTCTAAATGAGCGAATAAGTGCAGATGATTATTGTAAATATACAAAAGTATTAGCAAATAAAATTGGCCATAAAGTGGATGAAGGTTCGTATCAGCCAAGTAGATGTTTTGCGTTACCAGTTATTCAAAAAGGACACATATTTATTAAGCGAGTGAATGACTGTCCAATTATGGATGTTGATATGCTCGAACAGTGGTCAAAGGAGTATAAACAATCAAATGGTAGTCCTAATATCAAAGGGTACACACGACGTGATAGTGCGTATTGGCGAGATATAGCTTTTGGTGTAAGTGAGGGAGAGCGCAATTCAACATTGGCTTCAATTACAGGTTATCTTTTGCGTAGGTATGTAGATCCAAACTTAGTTTATGGGTTAGTGAGTGCGTGGGCGAGTGTATGCAAACCACCTATTAATCAAAGTGAAGTAAATAATACTTTTAAAAGTATTTTGAAAAAAGATAGTAAAAACAGTTAGAAATGGAGGTTTTTGTTTGGAAGATGTTACAAACGAAGAAGTATTTGAAATGATTGATAGCAGAACCGGTGTTTTAAATGCTAATGATTGGAAAAGTCAATTAAGGCGTTCTGCTACTACACAAGCATTGAAAAAACGACTACAAATGCTGAAATCATATTGTGTAATGATGAGAGTTTAAAAGGGCTAGTACAATATGACACTTTTGAAAAAGTAACCAAACTGAAACGTCTACCGTATTGGAGGTCAAAAGGAGATACGAATTATTATTGGGCTGATATAGATACCACATATGTGATTTCACATATTGATAAATTGTATAATGTGCAGTTTAGCCGTGATCTTATTGATACTGTAATTGAAAAGGAAGCTTATCAAAATAGATTCCACCCTATTAAATCGATGATTGAATCTAAATCATGGGACGGAATCAAAAGAATTGAAACGCTCTTCATTGATTATTTAGGTGCTGAAGATAACCACTACAATAGAGAAGTTACAAAAAAATGGATGATGGGTGCAGTTGCTAGAATCTATCAGCCAGGTATTAAATATGATTCCATGATTATTTTATATGGTGGTCAAGGTGTTGGAAAATCTACGGCAGTGAGTAAATTGGGAGGTCATTGGTATAACCAAAGTATTAAAACGTTTAAAGGTGATGAGGTCTATAAGAAATTGCAGGGTTCTTGGATATGTGAAATTGAAGAACTGTCGGCATTTCAAAAGTCTACTATTGAAGATATTAAGGGGTTTATAAGTGCTATTGTAGATATTTATAGAGCTTCGTATGGTAAACGAACAGAGCGTCATCCTAGACAGTGTGTGTTTGTAGGGACAACCAATAACTATGAGTTTTTAAAAGACCAAACAGGCAATCGTCGTTTTTTCCCTATTACGACAGATAAAAATAAAGCAACTAAAAGCCCGTTTGACGATCTAACACCAGATGTTGTGCAACAAATGTTTGCCGAAGCTAAAGTATATTTTGGTGAGAATCCGACGGATAAAGCATTGTTGCTAGATAAAGAAGCGAGTGAAATGGCTTTAAAAGTCCAAGAAGCTCATTCTGAAAAAGATGCTTTAGTTGGAGAAATAGAAGAATTTCTTGAACGTCCTATTCCGTCAGACTATTGGTATAGAACGTTAGAAGAAAAAAGAGTGTCTGCGCATGATGTTATAGACCAAGACTATATTAAATTATATGGTGATGGTAAATTGATTGAATTACCGAATGCAAAACCAGGTGCTTATGTATGGCGTGACAAGGTATGTAGCATGGAAATTTGGAAAGTGATGATGAAACGAGATGACCAACCACAACAATACCATTTAAGAAAAATTGATAAAGCATTAAGAAATACACGATATTGTGGAACAACCAAAAGACGATTTAGATTCGGTAAAAGTATCGGTCGACAATATGGTTTTCAAATAGATTTGTCTTCTTATTATCAAGACTTAAAGAATGAAACACAACAATAATAGGACGATAGGACAGAAATGGGACAATGTTGGGACATGATCGAATTATTACAGTAGTAAGTGTTGTGCTCTAGGTGTCCTTTTGTCCTAATAGTTTTAATCTAAAAAATTATATATAGAGAATAAATTTGTATAAGTGTAAGACAATGACAGTGGGACATCAGGACAAATAGTCTTAGTGTATCGTAAGAGTAGGTTTGAGTATATGTGGTAATAATGTCCTACAAAATTTTGAGAATAGGACTTTAGGACACCTATCAAAAATTAGGAGGAAGAAAATGAATAAAAATCAATTAAAGTCAGAAATTTTAGAATATATAAAAGCGCATGCTGGTACATCATTTGTAGAAATAGAACATGTATTTGAAGAAAATAACTTTGATTATAAAGGTGACGGCGCATATACAAGTGGTCAACATCCCAATGTTGTGTTTTGGATTGGGTGGAATCAAGAAGCGTTTGATGTTATCGCTGAACTTAAAAAAGACGGACGTATTGAGATGGATATTTGTGAGCCAATTGTTTATATGGTTGATGGTAAAGGTTTGGATTTGCCTATTGTAAGGTCGAAAAATATTAAAACAGATCATTGGTTGCCTGTCACGTTTACTATTAGTAAGAAAGAAAAGGAGCATGTTTAAAGTGAATGAAAAACATAATATTTTCAATAGATTTGGTAGAAACACTTCTATTCAAACTGTAGCAGTTAAAGATACTTACTTTATTGAATATCGAAAGGGAGACGAAATAAAGTATTTCCCAATAGAACTTGCTACGGTAGTAAAAGCATTAAACATTGATTTACATGACAGTGATACTGTTTCAAATTATGAGGATGGGCCAAAATTTGATATTAAAAAATTGAACCTCTATACAGGTGACATGGACCAAATAGGAGATGAATAAAATGAATATAGAAATTATCGTAAACCAATTTGAAACACGAGCAGGCACGTTACTAAGGTACTACACAGGATTATTAGAACATAGTAAAGTGCAACCGTATTGCTTTAAGTTATACAATGATCCATTTGATATGGTATACGTGATGATGAACAGCAAGCTATTCGGTCATGTATATATTAAAGATTGTAAAGTAAGGCAATCATTTGAATTAGCGTCACCTAAGCACACTGAGGGGCTTATAAGAAGCATAGAGGGGCATTATGTAGGTTATGAATTACATGACGGTAAACATCTTTCTATTAGTGATATGATGGCTAGTCATTTGTTTGAAGATGAGTATTTTATGTATGGATTACAAACATATGCAGAATCAAATAATAGTGATGTGTTTGAGTACCTAGAAAATGGATTTGATACCGATACACTTGAGGGCATTCAATCGAGTAATACTGATGTGATAGCGAATATTGAAATGTTGTATCAGTTAGCTACGGGAATCAATGAACCAGCACCAGAGTTAGTTGAGGGATTAAAATTAGTAACTGAGTTTGTACAAGATGAGAATGCGACACAAGAGGATTACAAGGCTTTAGAACGTAAATTGAATGATCTAAAAGCGTCTTACTATAGCTTGAGTAAATAATGTTATGAGGGGTCACATGTAGTGTGTGGCTCCTAATAAAATACTACGATTTTATACGAGGTATAGCAGTTTAAAATGGTAAGGTTTTCGGAAGGTGTTGGCTTTTAAAATCGGAAGGTATACAGTCTTTGAGAATTGAAAAAATGGCAAGATTTGTGCAAGGTGTGCGAACTTTGTTAACGCTAATACAAGCTAAAGTTTGTGTTTTTGGCATAGGCCTAAAAGTTAAGTTTGTTCGCTGTTCGTTCGTGTTATTTTACCGAACTTAAGTTCTATATTAGGTTAATGTGAAAAGCCTAACGTTAAGTTTATAACATGGTTTTATAAGTGTTATATATGATAAGCTAAACAATTGATAAAACGCGCTATAAAGCGAACGTAAGTTTGTTTTAGACCTGTAAAAATGGTATAATTTAGGTATGAAATAATTAAAAGAAAGAGGTGTAGAAATGCAAAGTATCGCAGAAAAAGAGACGTATCATTTACCCACCGAACACCTGCAAGTTTTCAATGTGATAAAAAATACGTCCAATAAGTATATTACTAAAACTAAAATCTTAAATCAATTGGGATATGAATATAATTCAAGCAATGAACGATGGTTACGAAGAGTAATCAATTCATTAGTATATGATTATGGCTATCCTATCGGATGCAGTTATAAACCTAGTGAACGTGGTTATTACATCATTACGACAGAACAAGAAAAGCAACAAGCGATGAGAAGTATTAAGAAATTAGCTGATGGCAGTATGAAACGCTATGAAGCTTTGAAACGAATTAAAGTGTAAAGGGGATAAAAATGAAAACTGAATCGTACTTTAAAGAATACAACCAATTTGTAATAGATCAACAAAAGGCTATACAAGAATTGGAACAAGAGCGTAATGCATTGGAGAGTAAAATAAAGATAGATAAGTCCACATATAAACAGTTAATCATGGATGGACAAGATGATAAAGCAGATAACCTATATCAAGCAACAGATGCTGATGAAAAGAAACTAAAAGCACTTAATAAACGCTTAGAGACAAAGAAAAGTGTGTCGAAAGAAGTTAAATATCAAAAGACAATTGAATTATTAAAACATCAAAGCGAGTTGTCATCATTATACGAATCAGAAAAGCAATCAGCTTTAGGTAAATTAAAAAAAGTAGTCGATGCATATAATGAGATCATTGATGAAATAGAAGATATTAATGATAGATATGAAGATGAGCATCAGCAATATGCGAGTATTTATAGTCAAGAACAATTATATGATGATAAAGAGGCTAGGGAAGCATTGAATGGCTACTTTAGAGAAAATATATTTACATCATATATTAATGGTAATGATTTGCCATACGAACACAATAACAAGTTGTTTTTAAAACGTTAAAAAGAAAGGGTAATTAAATGGAAACAAAATACGAGTTAAATAATACTAAAAAGGTCGCAAATGCATTTGGTTTAAATGAAGCAGATGCAAATCTATTAATAAATGCAGTTGATTTGGATATTAAAAACAATATGCAGGAGATTTCAAGTGAGTTACAACAATCAGAACAGTTTAAGCAAAAGCAATATGGTACAACGCTACAAAATTTAGCTAAGCAAAACAGGATTATTAAATAGCAATGATTGCCTATCCAATTCGGGTAGGCTCTGTTTATAGGGGTGAATAAATGAAACTGCTTAAAACGAAGAATTGTTTATATTATCGTAATGGCGACAATAAACTATCTGAGTATCAACTATTAACGCAATTTAACCCAGCATTTATTAATAAAAAAATTAAGATGTGTGAATTCCAAATTGAAAGTATGTACCATATGAGTGCGTCGACCACAACATGTGATGAAATAATGGGGGTCGTGTCTGTCTCATATCCGATTGAAAAATTAGTTATCAAAATTATTGAAACAAAAGCAGGGTTACAAAACTATAAAAATAGATCTATAAATAATATGGCGTTGTTGAAAAAGGTACTAAATCATTATACAGAAAAAGAGCAGAAGCAAGTTGTAAAATATATGCGTTCAAATGGACGATATAAGCCCTACAACGTCATTGAACGCTTACAAGTTGATTTGTATCAAGCAAGTATTAAACAACGTTCAGAACGTCAAAAACAAAGAAATACAGCAATTGAAAACAGTAAGATTGCACGAGTAAATGCATATCACCAATCTTCATATGTAAAAGTGGTGTAACAATGGATAAAAAGCAAATAAAAGACTTCGTTTGTGATTATCATAAGCGAACTAGAAGTGATGTGTTGATAGATGATGAAATAAATACCGATGAATTCTTTTCAATAGGTGATGAAAATTCTAATGAATGGATGGCAGACGATAACATTGATGATCATATTGTAAAGAATCACTTAGAAATGATTGTTGACCAAGTAGCTAATGATAAAGAGTTTTATATTTTCGATTCTTTAATACAAGGACGTAGTTTTAAAGATATTAGCAATGTCTTAGAGTGTTCAGAACAATCTGTAAGATTATGGTATGAAACCTTATTAGATAAAATTGTGGAGGTGATAGAATGAGTGAGTTAACGGCAAAACAAGCGCGTTTTGTGAATGAGTATATAAGAACACTTAATGTAACACAAAGTGCCATAAAAGCAGGCTATAGCGCAAATAGTGCACATGTGACAGGATGTAGGTTATTAAAGAAGCCACACATCAAGCAATATATACAAGAACAAAAAGATAAGGTTATAGATGAGAATGTATTAACCGCAAAAGAGTTACTACATGTGCTTACGAATGCGGCAGTCGGTGATGAAACAGAAACGAAAGAAGTTGT